TTTTAGTTAACCAAGATAGGGAATTCATAGCAACGGAGGGGACGTGGTAGCATGGCAGATTTAATTAAATTTCCGGATATCAAATCCCTTGCGTGGAAGTCTACGAAAGCTCAAAAATGGGATACTAAAATAAAGCGTACTGGGAGTGGTCGGGTGCGTACCATGACAACGTGGCAGTATCCGCAATATACAATCACTACTGAATTTGCAATATTAACTCCAGAGGAACATAAGCAAATTATGGGGTTCTATGCAAAAGTAAAAGGCGGTACAGTTCCTTTTCTTTGGTTGGATCCAGAAGATTTTGAGGAAAAGGGCATTCGTTTAGGCACTGGAGCTCAATCTGAATGGCAAGCAGTTCGTTTGTATGGTGATTTTAGGGAACCGGTAGCACATATCGAAAACCTAAAATTATATGCTAATGGAACACCGATAAATGCTGTATCTGATAAGGGCGTAATCAGATTAGCACAAGGGGTAACAGTAGCACCGACTGCGATTATTACTGCTGACTATACATATTATTGGAAAGTAATGTTCAGCGGTGATTATACGGACGAAATCATTTATAAAGACATCTTCAAGTCTAAGTCTTTTAAATTGGTAACAGTGAGGTGAGTAAATGAAGGAAGTCGGACAGATTTTAAGTAATCATTTAAGCACATCTCAATCATTCTTGTCGTGTGATTTATACGAGCTAAAACTAAAAAGCGGTATCAGCTATTACTGGGCTGATACCGATGCAGATGTAAATTATGGGGGCCACACTTATAAAGGTGATGGCCCTATTATTACGCGTGAAAAAATAGCTACGAACAGTACTGTTAGCGTTGATAAATTAAGCGTAACCATTACTGCTAACCAAAGCGACCAAATTGGTGGTGTGCCTGTATTGGAAGTCGCTCATAATGGCGGTTTAGACGGTGCAACACTTGATCTACGCCGTGCCTTTTTTGACGATGCTGGCAAGGTGATTGAGTGCATAGACCTATTTCATGGAATATGCGAAGTAACACAGGGCGGTGGCTTTATATTGAAAATTAGTGCAAAGTCAGTTGTACAAAAGCTCAATATAGAATATCCGAACCGAAGATATTACCCTCAATGTCCTTATAGTATCTATTCGAAAGAGTGCGGTGTCGATATTAAGGCTTATCGCAAGAAAGCAAAAGTAACGGCTGTTACTGGTACAAATACCGTGCAAATCGATATACCGTTTGAGGACGGTTATTATACAGCAGGTGGCATGGAATGGATAAGCGGACCATTAGCAGGGCAAGCAACGCAAATTATGGATAGTAAAAATAGCACTATTATTTATATGAGTGCTACAAACACATCACCTCGTATTGGTGATGTAGCCTATATCTATCCAGGGTGCGACAAAACACCGACTACTTGTAAGAATAAATTCAATAATTTTAGTCGGAATAGGGCGACACCTTATGTTCCTTTAAAGGAGACGATACGATGAAATTAACAACAGGTGAACGCATAGCAAATGCTGCATGTGAATGGCTAGGAACTCCATATCAAAATAACGCTATGGTGAAAGGTAAAGGGGTAGACTGTTCATATTTATTGGTGGCCGCAGTAGTTGATAGTGGCCTAATGAATATTGAGGATTTCAATATCGAAAACTATTCCAATGAATGGCATTTACATCGTTCAGAAGAGAAGTACCTAAAGTATGTCAAACAAGTAGCAGACGAGGTGGCTATTGACGATCTTCGTATCGGTGATTTTCTACTATACCAATATGGGCGTTGCATTTCTCACGGTGCCATTTATATTGGTAACAATTTAGTAATTCATGCGTTCGTTGACTTGGGCGTTATTCTTTCATCTATTGACGATGTATTATTTTATGACGCAAAAGGAAAAAGTCGCTTGCGTGCTGTATATCGTTTCAGGAAAGGTGGTAAATAATGGGTTTTTTATTTAATCGCGGTAAGAACACCACTAATCGAGCCGATATGATTGCTGATTTTCAAATCAACAGTGCTTCATATGGCGAGGTAGTGCCTGAAGTGTTAGGCACTACACGATTGAGTGGCAATATTATTTACTACGACGATTTCACACCTCATGAACATCGCAGTACGACAAGAACTGGTAAGGGTGGCGGTTCAAAGCATACTGAAATAACCTATACCTATACTGTTGCATGTGCTATTGGCTTATGTGAGGGTCCTATCGCTGGCATAGGGAAGGTTTGGCGAGACAAGGAGATATATACCTATCCGAGCGAAAAAATCGAACTGACGGCATATAATGGCGATTATGGACAAACTCCATGGCCTTATGTTTTATCCAAGCACCCTGAAAAGGCATTGCCTTATAGTGGCTTGGCATATATGGCTGGAGTGGTTGATTTAGGGGAGCGAGGTAGCCTACCTCAATTTAATTTTGAAATTAGAGGTAAGCTATTAGATACTGGCGACGGTATTGATGTAAACCCTGCCGATTATATTGTGCATGTGCTAAAGTCTATCGGCATTGATGATGTAAGTATAGACGGATTAGAAAATTATCGTGCTTATTGTAAAGCAGCTGATATTCTAATTAGTACACCTCCGGACAGTAAAAGCTCAAAGGCTCAAACTGTAATTAATGATATAGCTGAGATTACAAACAGCCTTGTTTTTTGGTCTACAGACCGTTTGAAAATTGTACCATTAGCCGATAAGCCTATTGGCGATTGGTCGCCAGCTAATCAAATTCAATATAACTTAACAGCAGATGATCTTATTCCAGCTAGCGACGGACAACTTATTGTGTATAAGCGAAAAGATAGCTCAGAAACATATAATCAGGCAACAGTTGAGTTCATTAATCGCGCCAATAGTTATGAAAAAGAAACAGTATCATTCGAGGTAGTAGCAGACGTGCAAAAGAATGGCCTTAAACCAGCCTCTAAAAAGTCAGCCCATTATCTTTATACTAAGGCTAGGGCTCAATACTATGCAGAGCAATTAGCGATGAAACGACTATACGCAAAAAACCAATATACGTTCCATCTCGACTGGGCATTTTGTAGATTGGAACCAGGCGACCTAGTTACAATCACAGATGAGTTATGCGGATTGCGTGAGCAAATCGTAGTTATAACGTCAGTATCAGAAGCTGCAGATGGACAACTTGAAATTACAGCGGAAGGAAAACCACCAGGAACATATGCTCCGGCTAAGTATAATGTTCATGAAAACGAACGACCTTTTATTGATTATAATGTGCCTGCTCCAAGTGTTAATGACGTGGCTATTATTCAAACGCCAGGTGATGTAGGGGGCAATGAATTATATATCGGTGTTAATTCAGAGCCTAACTGGGGAGGCTGTTCTATATGGTTGTCGGACAATAACGAAAACTATAAACGAATTGGCAATATCTCGCAACAAGCTCGAATGGGTAGGCTTAAAACGAACCTAACACAAGGAAGCAACACCGCTAATGTGATAATCAATCAAGGAGCATTAAAAGGGGGCAGTCATGTTGATGCTGAACGAGCCAACACTCTATGCTGGGTTGACGGCGAGTGCCTATCTTATGAAACAGCTCAATTGCAGCTTAATGGCGATTATGCTTTGGGTGGAATTATACGCGGTCAGTATGGAACCAACGATATAACGCACAATGCTGGTGCTAGGTTCGTAAGAGTTGACGAGGCGTTATATCATGCTCCGTATCGTAAAGAGGATATCGGAAAGCAGGTATATTTTAAATTTACATCGTTCAATATGTATGGATCTAACGAACAAGGGTTAGATGAGGTACAAGCATACCCATATACAATCACACCATACTATATTCCGGAAGTAAGCGATTTAGCATTATTTACTAAATATTACGAAATTGGCGATGGTGTATTGTCATTTGATGTAGTAGCTGAATTTACTCAACCAACTATTAATACATTTGATACTGTCGAAGCATGGTATCGTGAAGGTACAAACGAATGGAAGTATGGCGGTAATGGTGATAATCAAATCGTTATTAGTGGTTGTGAATTAGGCCATACATATGAGGTGCGATTAAAGGTAAAGGACCGTCACGGAAACTACTCACAAGGCATTATCAAATCTGTATTAGTTGAGCTCAAATCAGAAGTGCCTAATACTCCGCAAGGGCTTGGTGTTTCGTTTGGTGATGTTGCCACCTTTAATTGGTTAGAGGTGCGTAACGCTGATATTGATTTTTATGAATTGCGATATGATCTGCACCCAGGTCAAGAGTATGGGCTAATTGGTAAAAGCAATAATACTACTTTAAGCACTCTATTAACAGAACGGAGTGCAAAAGTATATTTATATGCTCATAACCCTACAAAGGGGTATAGCGCTCCGGCAGAATTGACATATAACGTACCTATTCCACCTAAACCATCTACTATCAAAATAGTTAGTTTGATTAATGGCATTGGTATTACTACCGATACTATCAAGTTAGGTTGTAAGGGCGTTAATATTTACGTTGACGGTACGCGATATTTCTTCACAACAAACGTAGCAACAATACCTTTGGAAAGTGGCGTTCATACAGTACAGGTTGCGTTTGTAGATCTATTCGGTGAAGGCCCTAGAAGTGATGAGCAACTAGCGACAATCAAAGCTAAAATCGATAAGTCCCTACTTGACATGGAAGGTCTAGGCCTAGATAGTATCGACAAAGCAATAAACGATTTACAGGGCGAAGTTGGAACGGTTAAGGGTAGCATAAACGGATTTGAAAGCCGTATAGTCGATTTGGACAAAGGCTATCAACGCACTTTGAGCGATTATCAAAATAACGTAAATTCACAAATCACGCAGATTTCAAGCGGTATTGAGTTAAAAGTAACAGAGGCTATGAACAGCCTTGACGGCGCGGAACTGGTGAGCCGTATCAATCTAAGCCCAGCAGGTACACGCATTGACGGCAAATTATTGCATGTTACTGGCGACGCATTATTTGATAAGAACATCATTACCGAGGGCATGATACAGGCTAAGGCTGTTACTGCTGATAAAATGCAGGTGGATAGCCTTTCGTCTATCACCGCAACGATCGGCACATTGCGAACTAAAACGAGTGGCGCAAGGGTTGAAATTAGCGATAATCTTATTGAAGTATATGACGATGACAATCAATTGCGAGTGAGGTTAGGTGTATGGGAATAATTACATTTTTCAAGAAGTTATTTAAGCGAATATTTAAGCATGGGGGTGAAAATAACATGCCAGCTGGATTACAAGTATTTAATAAGAACGGCGTTCAAATTGTCAGCTTAACGGATAGACTAACAAAAGTATCTGGGGTTAAACGTTTCGATGTGATTGAGGATAGCGGTAGTGCTACAGTCGAATTGAGCAAAGACCAGCATATATGGTATTTCTTGAATTCGTATGCAGGCGATAATGACGACTATTTATATGGATTCGGGCCTAATTACAATATTGTTGTTGAGGGTGGTAAAATTTCGTGGAATTTAAAAGCACCTTATAACGTCAATAAACCTTGTAAAGTAGCATTAATCTATGGGGTGATGTAATATGAAACATTTTGAAAGTCATAATAACAATAGCATAGTAACAATTAACGACACAGACAGTTGTCTATATTTAAAACATAAAATCAGCTTAAAAAATATACCAATTAAAAACTTTCAAGAAATAGAGCATGGTGCAAGTTATCTGTATAATGGCGATGGGATTACCTATGGTGTCGAAGACTTGCAAAACGGACTCAGATACCACGCAAACTTATATATTCCTATCTTGCAACGACAAGCTAACGAGCAATATGTATATGCTATGAGTACAAACTCACCTATCAAGAATATCGAACTTGCGGAAACGAGAAATAAGAACCACCCTACTCGTGTTGGGAAATGGACGAATTACTTACGAATTGATTTTGAAACGGATAGCCTTGAAAATATTCGCAAGATTGCCGACACTATGGAAGTGTATGTGTTTTCTAACAAAATGCCTAAAACAGATAAGTATGGCATGGAAATATACGATAAGAATGGCAACGTTATATTTAACAGCAATTTATTAACAATGCGATTAGCATTAGTCATTCATAAGGACTACCCTGCTACATTCTTGTCTAAGGAAGAGTACGAAATCGGCAAGGTCAAATTTCAAGGCATTAAAAAAGCTGGATTGAGTTTTACATATCCGTTGGCGGCTATCGGCTCGGATAGTGGCTTTATGGCTCATAAAGTTAGCTGGGACGGCGACGGCGTTGACATTATAACAACGTACGGCGGAAATGCTGGCGGAGTTATTAGACAAAACTCAATCACAACAACGCAAGTATTGATTTGCGAACTTGACGGAACTCAAAATATTCCAGCTATTGAAATAATGATGATCTAATAGCGAGGTGCATATGAACTTTATCAGAAATGAGCCAGAAACATTACACATCGGCGCTGATTATCGTAGAGGTTACGAGGTCAGTGCCGATTTTGATTTAAGCAACTGCACGGCAATTATGAAAGTGCGGAGCGTGCAGGGCAAACTATTGGCCGAGGCTGAATGTGTAATTCATGAGAATATTGTGTACTGCACAATCACCGCCGAGGCAACTAAGAATATAGGCCGCAATTATAGGAGCGGTCAATATGATGTGTTCCTTATTCATGGGAACGAATTTATTAAAATCGTAATGGGTGATATGAAATTCATTCATGATATTTCAGCACATTAGGGGGTGCAATTATGGAAGATACAAATAACTTTGAATATGTGAACGTTAAAGCAAGGGTTCCGAAAGTGATTGATATTGTTATTCCGGGGGCGCAAGGATTACCGGGCGAACAAGGAACGCAAGGTCCAAAAGGCGACCCATTCCGATATGAGGATTTTACGCCAGAGCAATTAGAGGCCTTGAAAGGCCCTAAAGGTGATAAAGGCGAGGACGGGCGAGACGGTACAAGTGCCACGGCAGATAATGCTCATCAGCTATTGCTACAAGGTAACGTATGGTGTGAAAGCGCCGAAATTGACGATGTACTCACCGCCTTAATCGGTAATATGGGTAAGCCGTTCCCTAGAACAGAATTTAAGCCATTGGCAGTGCCTAGCGTTATCCAAGGGCAACAGGTTGTAGCAGTAACAGGCGAGCCTCATTACAGCGTTAAGGTGGTCGGTAACGATACACCTTTTACGCTAGACAGTACTGGGGCTTGCACTGTTACCATTCCGCCAATAGGTGAAGATGATATAAATCTCACTTATCACAATTTCACAGGTGCAAAAGTTAGCGAAACAGTAATTGCTGGCATTGTTGAAAGTACTAGAACGCCAGATGAAACTTACGAGGAAAATGGCGTTAAATATGCACTATTTGGTCGTAATTTAGAAATTAAGGCAGTTAACTTTAATGGCGATTTCGAACATAATTTTAAATTCTTGGGTAAATGGCAAGTATCTGCAATCGATAATATCTTGATTCAGGCTAGTCGTCCGACGGTTCTTAAAATTGGTGCTTGGTACGGTAGAAGTTACTCTGTTAAAGACGTATCTGACAATCCTATTGGTAATATTCCGATTTTAGTTGATAACCCTAAGAATTTAACATTTGAAAATAACGAAAAGTATGATTTATCTGTTAAGCTCGGAAGCGTAGAATATGGCACATCTGATGTTCGATTTACATCATCTCAAATTGAATGGTCTGACAGTCAACACAAATATGTAAATACTGGTGATACAGTCGACCATTTATAATAGGTGAACGCAATGCAAGAATTAACGATTTTTTTATGTGACGCATGGCGAACACTTACAGAGTCATTCGCAATCAAGGCTTTGTTGGCGGTAATAGCAGAAGTTGGCATTTACATGTTAGGACTTAAACATGTACAGGTTTTAGGTATATTCATATTGCTTGTCTTTTTAGATCTAATCACTAAATGGGCCGCCATTAGTTACCAAATGCTCATAGATTTAGGGGCTAGCCCTGACAATATTAGTGGTTCAGATAAGTATATTGCAATTCCTGCTGCATGGGGGAAAGGGCTTATATCCTCCAAGCATATGCGAAAACCTTTTGTAACAAAGGTATTAACATATTGCCTAGCTACTGCCGGTGCATGGTGCTTTGACTTTATGGCCGGCAATTATGCGTTTGCAGTCAATTTGGTGTGGCTATATCTTGGCTCCGTCGAATTCCTTTCTATATTGGAAAATATGCGAGACGGTGGCAACAGTACTATTTCAGGTCTATTGGAATTAGTGCAAAGCAAGGTCGACGCATTATTAAAGAAATAACGTTTTGTATGAGGGCTGCATATAGTAGCCCTCTTTTAATTTGAAAGAGGTGTATATAATGAAAATCGGTGCATATTTTGAGGATTATGAGTTTGCTTGCAGTTGTAATAGACATGAAGTCGATGAGACTGGACACAATAAGTTAGACCATATCATCGACAAGCGTTTAGTGGACTTATTAGACGCAATTCGTGAACGTTTAGGGGTTCCGTTATATATCAATAGTGGCTACCGTTGCCCTGAACATAATGCAGAAGTAGGCGGTGTGTCTAATTCTCAACATG